TATCTCCTGCTCTAGACACGGAGATGGTGCCAATATTCCCATCGTTGTCAATTGTTCCATATTCGCTGACACTTACATCTGTAGCATCAGGGACTATAGTTAATTCTGTGGCCCAATACTTATTTGCACCACCAGAAGTCTTTTTGATTGAGATCAAATATTTTACTGATCTCCACTCTGTTGCCAAAAAGTTATCAAAAATTGTTGAGTTTTCAATTCCATTGATAGTTGTTTCATTATTGCCATCAGAACCTAGATCTGTTGATCTTGCGGATGTGCTATCAATCAAATCTTCATAGTTTGTTTGACTTGGACGATCTCCAGTTTGAAACATAGACTTTATGCTTGCTATTGATAATTTGGCCATGCTTGAATTATATCACATATTTTAAAGTATATAGTTAGAGAAACCAATAATCTGTAGTGGAATTGCTGGCACATTACCAATAGAGGTTGGTATCTGTATTGATGTAAACCTTATTCTAAAGGGTAATATTGAGTTAATGCTTACCCCCCGAGTTGGCTGGGCTATTTCTACATTTGGAAAAGAAACTCTTTCGATGGTTTTTGTAAAAACGGGGGTATTGTTATTTATAACAACTGTTGCCATTAGTTTGTAACATCCTCAAGGAGAGTAATCTTCCCTTGAGCAACTGTCCAAACAAGTGTGTTCTGTGGAAGACGTAATTCAATATCAAAAATATCATTTGTCCGTAATTGTGCGGTTTGTGCTGCAGTTAAGTTAACCTTAAATTCACCATCACCATCTTCTAAATCTTGTGTTGGAGTAATTGAAAAAATTAGAGTTGCAGTATCTGTAATTACTTGTGGAGTAACGGGGGTTGTTGGTCTTTTAAATTCTACCTCTATAGTCCAGTCTGGGATGTTTAAAGGTTGCTTGGCATCATCTGTTAAGTAAACTCTAAAAGAGGCTGTATCCCCTTTTACAATGGTCCAGTTAACAAATGGTGGTGTTTCACCAATATCGTATGTTGATGCTCCTTGGCCTCTGTAAGTTGCCATTATGTTAAACCTGCTTTCAGTGATCCCCAAGTTCCATTACCTCTAAGTTGGCCAACAATAAGAGTTCCTGCAGAGGCAGATCTTGCGACTACTGCAATAGCACTTGAACCTGTTGCTGGCTGTGTTGCTGTTAATCCACCTGTAGATCCAACATATAGTATATCTCCAGATGTATAAGATGTAGTGTTTATGTTGCTAAAGACTCCACTAATAACAACTGTACCTTCAGCAGAGTTAGACATTGTAGATTGTGCTAGCCCAATTATTGGAAATGTATTTAGATCTGTTGCCTGTGATTTTGCAACAGTTGTTTTAACATTAAATCCAGTTACGTAGACTGGATCACCTTTGGTAATTGTTGCACCACTAAGATTTTTAACTTCTATTGTGTGTGCTGACAAACCAATTCCAGGAAGAATTAGTTCTAGTTGTTCTGCCAATGACTGTATATCCTCATGTACATTAACTGGATCAGTTAACAAGGGATATGGTAAATCGTACGTTGGAGTTAAGCCTGTAGCCATAGTCTTTCTATTATACCACTTCAATCCCGCAAAATAAATAAGTTATAAAAATGTTATTCAAAAGTTGCTTTCTAGGGCAAAAACATGTTATACTTGGATTATGCTACCAAACGGTAGCAATTGTTCTCTAGGAGGTATATTTTATGAGAAGAGACAAAATGGCTTGGATTGGAATCCTATCGTTGGTTGGACTGCTTGCACCTATAAGCAATTCTGCCAATGCGCTAACAACTACAACTGATAATAACTTACAAAGTAAAAAGTCCTTGACTACGCCTGCCGACCAAAAGTCGGCTTTTTTGGTTTCTAAGACTAAAATACTTAGTAAATATGAAAATGCACCAACCCTGTCTGACAAGGATCTGGTACTTCTTCTAAATGCAGTGGGCTTCAAGGGGCGAGACCTAGTTGAGGCTTGGGCTGTAGCAAAGAAAGAGTCTAATGGGCAACCTATTAGATTTAACGGAAATACAAAGACAGGCGATAACTCCTATGGGTTATTCCAAATCAATATGATTGATGACTTAGGTCCAGAGCGCCGTGATAAGTTTGATCTAGACACAAACTTTGATCTATTGAATCCAGTAATAAATGCACAGATTGCCTATCACATGAGTGAAGGCGGTCAAGACTGGTCTGCTTGGAAAGGCATAACACCAAAAACAAAATTATGGATGGTTAAATTTCCAAAATAATTATATTTTCCAAAAAAGAGATTCACTTTCATAAATTTCTGAATCTACACTGCTTGTAGACCTTATACTGTCTTTTTCTTTTATAGTTAAAGAATTATAAATGTCTTTAGAGTAATTATTTTTATATTCATCGTCTTTCCACTTTAAATTATTAATATTTAAATTGTAAATGTTCATGTCTGATAATATTTTATTTTGAATTGGTGTGCGATTATTTTCTTTTAGTGTTTCTGTTTTAATAAATAAAGACATTTTAGATATTTTATTTAAAACTTGATCTTTTGTTATATTTTTTTTATTAAAAAAATTTATATTGTTGCCATCCGTCATTGGTGGGGATACTATATTTTTTGATTGATAGTTGCTGCTAAGGCCATTCTCGTTTTTTTCAAACCAATTTAAAAATTCTTTTTTGCTAACGCTACTATTTAATTTAAAGGATTTGTTGTGAACATACAAACTAACAATTTGCTCACAAGGATCTCTAAAAGTGCAAGTTACATATGTTAAATCGTTTATCTCATCTAGCCACTGTCTGTGTGAATCATAATCATCTATGTTATCATTTAATATTTTTATATTTGACATTTCCATTCTGTCTTTTAGTGGACTTAAAAAATTATCTTTATAACTTCTTCCACCAGTTTTTCTAATGTGTAAAAAATAAAAACTATCAAATATTTTTGTCATAGCGTTATTGTATATATTTGTTATTAAATATATTTCTTATCTCTATCTTGGCTGGTAGTGTTGTACTGTCTCATGTGAAGAGATCTCCTCTTAGTTTAGTTGGTAATTCTGTAGTACCGTGTACAAAGACAGTAGAAAAATATCTTATGCTATCACTTAGAACTGGCAAGGATTTATGTAATACATTTCCACCGTGAATATAAAGAGATCCTGCTTTTGGTTTTATTGTTAAATTTAACTCTGGATACTCTAACTGTCCACCATCGTAATCATCATTATAGTATAGGCAAAATCCATATCCTATATAGTCTGGAAGATCTGGATTCCACTGATCTCTGTGAGGGTTTATAAAGTCTCCTATTTTATATCTGCTTAAGTGCATCTTTGATGGATAATGTGAGTAAGACTCTAGCAGTAATCTCATTTTTTTATTTATTGCATCAAAAATTGTTATGTCTTTAAAAACTAAATCTTTTCCATACCAAAAGTCTGGAGTCTTATTTTTATTGCTTAACTCTTTATCGAGCCAAGTCTCTTCTGTGACGCTATTAATAATTTTATAGACTTCTTTATTTTCTTGATCAGTTAAAAAGTTTTCAACCTGATAAACATTATCGGCTAATTTTAATATGTTCATAATTACCTAAAAACAGCATTTCTTATATGACTAATATTAAGGCTATTTACATTAAAGTGGCTTGGCAAAGAAGAAATCCAAAGTATAGAATTGGCTAAATCTTCTGCAGTCAATGCGTCTTGCTTCTTATCTCCCTGCGTATCTATTGTCCCTGGACAAACTTCTGTTACTTTAATTTTATGTGCAGGAAACTCTAGTCTCATGGTTTCTAAAAGACCAATCTCTCCTCTTTTTGCATTTGTGTAATTACCTCCACCAGGATATGGAACATTTCCACCTATAGATGTTACAAAAATAATTGTTGGAGAGTTTGACTTTTCCATACATGGAACAAAAAGTTTAGAAAGGTACATAGGACCAGAAACATTAATATCATATGCGATTCTAAAGTTTTCCATAGTTTCATCTATAATCCTTGTTGGGCTAGCCCCACCACCCGCATTATTAACCAATAGATCTAAGGTAATATCTTTGTATTTTTCAAAGAATTCTTTAATCTTTTCTGGCTTTGTAATGTCTAGTTGGTAAACTTCAATATTGTCAGATACCAATTTAGAAACTTTTTCTAGATTTCTTGATACTGCTATAACCCTATATCCATTTTCAGACAAAAGTTTAACAGTAGAGTATCCAACGCCTTTGCTGGCACCAGTAACAATTGCAGTTTTCATTAGCAACTCTAACTACATAGATGACTTGTGGAAAGCCATGTCGTTGTGTATCCAGTGACCTGGAACCATATATTTAAATCCGCTTTTAACAGTGTGTGCTGTATGAAAGTATGGTGCTGAAGACGGAAAAATTATAATACTTCCTGCTTTAGGCTTAATCCCAAAGTCAAAATCTTTTGCCTTTACAGCAAGATCATAGTCAAGGTTTGAACTTGTTGCTATCTTTACTCCATCGTAGTCAGAAATAACAAAAGATATTTCTCCACCATCAAAATCATCATTTAAATACATTACGAGAGAATACCTTAAAGTCTTATCTCCGTCTAGTTGATCAAAATGAGCGCCCATGGCAGATCCTGTTGAATACTTCTTAATATTAAATACTGGGAAAAGGTTTGGCTGATCTGTATCACCAAGAAAGACAGCATAATCTTTAGAAACATCATAAAAAGATTGCATGATTACATCATACATGTATTTCATTTTTTCTTTATATTCTGCATGCTTATCAATATCTGCAATTATTGATGTTGGAAAATTATCAATTGAGTTTAAATCAAATGTTTTTGTTTCTCCATAGATAAAGTTTTTATCGTTAGATGCTGTCCAGTCAAGCCAAGGCTCAATGTTGTATTGCTTCTCTATCTCAATTATATCGTCTAATGTACTCATTAGTTTTTCAATATCTTTAATACCGTCTTCATAGTAGTGAACCTTTTCACCCAAAACTTGTTTATTATACATTTATTACTTTTCTCCTATTCTATACTGTTTGTTATTTTCATAAAAGTTTTTTGTTTTTATAAATCCAACAAGAACATATCTGATTGGTCCAGACCCTACGTGTCTTACTCCGTGCTCAAATTCTTCGTTTCCTGGAAATATCAACAAAGATCCAGTCTCAGGCTTTATTGTTAATTCCTTGTTTGGGAAAAAGATTTCACCATCTACATAATCATCATTTAAATATATAATAGCAGCATACTGAATAGAAGGATCTGTATGTTGGTCTGAATGAGATTTAAGTTCTACGCCCTCTTGCATTCTTTGAATTGTTTTAAATCCACTTAATTCAAGTTCTGGATATGCAGGTGATATTAAGTTTTCTAATCTAAAAACTAGTTTGTCTCCAAGTTTATAGTTTGATATATTAAAATTTTTATCAGCCCAGTTTTGTGTAATCTCAAACTTTCCTGCTTTTACAAGACCCTCAACATCATCTGTTCCAAATTTTTTTAAACAAAAACGTGCTAGATTTTGAAGATACTCTTGCTCCCAATCTTCCTGACTAAGTTCAGAAATTATGCTGTGAATCTCATCGACTTCTTCTTTTAGCAAAAAGTTTTTTATAAGAAGAAGGTCTGGAATTATTTCTTCTACATCATAGTTAGTTGCGTCAAATTCTTTTTTTAAAAAGGTTGTCATTTCTTTAGTCCTTTGGCCTTATACATATTGCCATCTGGATCAACTTTATATCCTTTTTTTAATAGTTCTTGCCACTCTTCTTTTTCTATTTTTTGAGCATCTCTAATCTTTTGCATTTCTTCTTTCCATGCATTTCTTAGTTCTTCTGGATAATCTGATTCTTCTCTATCATCCCAGAATGATCCAAGTGTATATCTAATGCCTTTTGTAATTAGGGTAACTTCATGCATATTTTCAAATCCCCCAGCAAATGCTGCAAGTAGTCCAGATCTTGGTGGGATAGTTATTTCATGGCTTGGGAACTTTAGCAGACCACCCTCAAAGTCTTCATTTAGATATAAGAATGCTGCATATCTACTTCTTTCAAATGGTCCTGAATTTCCATGCTCATCAGTATTATCTGAATGTAGTCTTGCATATGCTCCTGG